ATCTTAGAAGTATTAATGCCTTTAGCACTATCAACTAAGAATTTTATCATTGTTGTTTTTTCATCATCCGTTTTTTCAACGAACCCTATGTTTTCCATCTGCTCTCCAGTAACGGGGCTAACTTCTGAATCGTTTTCAGATGATATGACAATTCCATTTTCTTTATCGTAAAAAACATTTTCTAGCACCGTTGTATCTGCTTTGATAACATCTACGCCATCTACTTTTTCAACCGACACAATATTTGCAAATTGATTTGCTGGTGAATCTACAAGACTCAACTCTACCAAATCATAATCCTTAATAATTCTAATCTGTGAGTCTGACTTTTCATCATATCCGTCATCCCACTTATTCATTCTTCCGCCAATAGAAAAACCAGTTAGAGTTCCATCTAAAACCTTCTCCCAGGTATCTTGTGCGCCCTTTGAAACATATGCAGAAACAAATACGCCCTTGTAAAACTTCTTTGTCTCTGGATCAAAATACTTATCTTCTTTAAAGTTAACCATCTTGCCAACTGCTAGTGGCTGATGCATTTCTCTGATGTTCCCACGAAACTTTGCAAAAGCATTCATTGATGCTTCAGATGTAACAATATCCATCTGCTTATCAAGATTGTCTAATGATGCAAAACCAGAAACAATACGACGCTCTTTATCTACCTTGTTAAAAGGCATCGAAAGACGAAGATTTTCCCCATCCGAATTCCAATGGGCTTTAGATATATTGCTCACCATTATATTATAAACCCCCTTTTGTACATATATCACATATTGGACATATTGGACATTAAGGTGTTTGTCGTCCCTCTCCCTTTGGGGCTCTGCCAGCAACTGTTGAAGTACTGTCAGAATTACTATTGGTTCTTTCGGCATCCCTAGATCTTGTAGTTCTTGCCTCGGCTGCTGCTGCTGGACTTAGGTCCAGAACTTCGTCTCCACCATCTCTTTGTGGCATGTCTAAAACAACTCTTGCCTCGTTAGGAGTCATGATCTGATTCTTAACATATCTTTCAAGAATTTGAGACTGTGCAATCTCATCTGTTAGTGTCAATTCGTTAAACACAAACTCAATAATATCTGTCTTTTCACGAATGATCTTATTGATCATTTTTTCAAGTTGTCTTTGTGCTGGTCTTGCAACTTGTTCCTTAAAGGTACGATCCTGTGCAAGTGCTGCTGCAATAGAACCAGAATCGCCACCTCCAAGTTTAGACAATGGCACCTGATGTGCTACTAGGATATCATCACGGTTTTGCTTACGATACTCTTTAAATGAGCCGTCCTGTATACCGTCTTCGATGGGCTCCATCTTGAATTCAACCTTGTTGTTTTCGCTATCACCTGGAAGTGGAATATATAGCGTTCTGTGCGACTGCCCCCTGAGACTTGTCTGCAAGAATCTAAACATCTTGTCTTCTGCATCTCCAGAAAGTTTTGCACCCTTTAACGTTACAACATAACGTGGCACTGCCTTGTTTGCAAAGTAATCAATATTGTACTGTGATGCAAGAGAGTCTCCATGTAGTGAGTTGATAGCCGACATAATGTCTGGCACTCCGTAGAACGTATTAAGAGGTGAGTACTGCTTGAAGTGAATTATCTCGTTTGGTCTTGCATCTGTTGTTAGTGGGTTTTGATTCTTTGCTCCAAAGTTACGGAAGTAAACGATCTTGTTTCCAATGATTTGAACATATCCGTCTTTTAGTCTTCTTACTCGCATTGTTGTTGCTGGTATGTGTCCAACGTATCCAATTTCTCCACGAGTTGTTCTTCCAATTTCTAAGTAACCATTACCTGTTGACTGAAGATCTGTATAAACTTTTTCCATTGTGGCTGTAAAAGAATCGTCGTCATTTAGAGACTCCAGCCAATCACGCATTTCAATCTTTGCTCTTTCAATTCTTTTTCTTGCTTTTTGTGTTGCGCTGTTATCTTCTGACGCTTCTAGTCTCATCATTGTTCTTGGAGAAACCTTAAACTCATATCCAAGGCCAACAATGTTTTCTACCTTTGCATCAATTGCTGCATGATTTGCAAATGATGTATCATAATAGTTTGCCAATTCGTAAAGATTCCATGGTGGAGTAATTACATCAAACATTCCATAGCCGTTTACATATACTAAACCTGGATTTATCTCTTTTGACTGTGCTCCATCGATACCGCTTTTTCCAGCCAGGGCTGCAGTTGTGTATTGTGTAGTTGGCTCAACCATCTTGGTTGACATTCTGTTTGTTCGTCTTTTAAAGTTTGCGTCTAGTCCGTCAAGAGATTTTAAAGTATCCCAGTTACCATTAAATGGATCAGACTTTGCAAATGTGTCGTCTTTCTTTGCTGCTTCGTCAATTCTTGCACCGATTTCGTACTCATTATCTTGCATGATTAGTCCTCGTCTCCATACTTAGCAATAGTATCTTTTGCTGCCTGAACAGCACCAAGATCGTTTAGGGAAGGAATGAGACCAGCATTTAATCTATCAACTTGCTCTGAATACTCTTCTTCGCTCACTCTTGTTAAACCTGGGACAAACACACATGTGCCGTCTCCTGGATCTCCATAATACATTGCAGTCTTTTTTAGTTCTGCAATTCTGGAAATATCATTCTTGTCTGACGGAATGTTAAGAACTGAGCCATTGCCATCTGTAAACCACTTACCATTTGCTTTTTTGTACACGTAAAGGCCCCAGTCATAGTTTTTTTCAATGACTTGTCGTCTAACATTCTTTACAATTGGTTGACCAGTTTTTGGGTCTATTAACGAATCCATATCCATAAGTATACCATATTACACAGGATCTTGTACGAACTGGTTCCAACTTACATCTTTAAAAATAGTATATGCGTACTCTCCAATACTAACAGGTCTGTCATCGTCTACAATTATCTTATTCGTTCCTGTGTAACTCTTGTAAACGTCTGAAGGATTTACTCCATAATAACTTGTTTCTGATAAAACAAGAACCTTATTCCAGTTAAAAGATCCACTATCCCAGAATTCCCAGTCTAGCCCATAAGAGCCCAGAACCTTAACTCTAAACCATGGTCTTTCTGCTATATTCTGAACCTCTTGAAGATTAGTGGACTGATAGTAAGATATGCTATTAAACAAAAGTGGACCTGTTAGTCTTACTGCCCCTTCAAAAAATGAAAAGTTTAAACTGCTTGAAAAATTAATTCCAAGGAATGACCACTCCTGAAGAGTAAGGACTGGCTCCTTTACTATCTTGCCGTTTAAGTAAAATCCAATTCCATTTTGAATTAATCCAGTTCTTGCATCTATGGCATAAATCTTTGCTCTTCTTCCAGATGGGTCGCTTGCTACCATATAAAACTTTATATATGAGTCTTTGCTTTCTACTTCAAATATTTGAGTTGGAGCATATGGGAAGTAGTCTCCGTCAAAACGAATGGCCATTTGCATTGCTATAACTTTAAAACCTTCTGATCTGCTTTCATTTACTGGAATTGCCAGGCCTCTATTAACTAAGGGATCATACTTGCCTTTTAACTGAATGCCACTTGTCTTGGTTAAATATAAATATGGGGATGATCCTGTATATATTGAAAACGGATTATTCTTTTTAAAATTATAGTAGATTCCAGTTTTTGTATATGGATACAGAGATGCTCCAAATCTAGTTCCGATTGCGCTTGCGTCAGACTCATTAAGTGCTTGAGATGCATAAGAAAGTTTTTTAATTGAAACATTATTGGTTTCTGAATTTTTTACATTCATTTCGATATGTGTAACAATTGACAAATCGTTAAAGTCTACACCAATGGGTGGGTAAATAATCATATTATCAACAACTTCATACTTTGTGGTCATCCAGTCTGAACCAGGAATCAATACTCCATTCCTTGATGGCCTTTCTGTTTTTGTAAAGTAGAAGTAGGTTTGGTTTGCACCTAGTTCTGTATACTGAAAAGTTATGTAGGTTTTTACAAGCGCACCGTCTGTATCGTACCTGTAGTCTTTTGATATTTTATTTTTTAAGTCTTCGTAATCGTTATACCCAGTAAAAAGATAATTATCCAAAGAAGTATAAGTTCTTTGTACTGGTATTCCGTACTCATTTGCTAACTCAGCATAAGTCCAAGGTTGTGGAGTTGTTTCTATTGCTATAGTTTTTGATGGTATTGGATAGTCAATATTAAATTGAATAAAGTCAAGGTCAAAGTATTGATCCCCTCGTTTATCAATAACCGACTCAGCAAAGTATGTTAGTGGAATTTGGTCTTCCCAGTATGCGCTTGATGAAACTGTTAGTTTGTATGTGTCAAAAACTGTATCTGGCAAAAGAGTATAAGTTGCAGTATGATCAATGAGAAAATCTTCATCAAGGATTGCTACCCCTCCACCAGAAATTGCTCCACTTGCTGTGTCAGTAAATCCTCCAGACGGTGGCATAGACGTTGTATCTATTCCTCCATCTATATTGATTAACTGATTGTTTTGATAAACAGCAAAAAGGTCTTCATTCCATACTGGTACGCCTATCTCATTAAATAAAGATCTAATTTTTTGGAAATTATACTCCGTACACAAGCCAACTTTATAAATCTTTCCAGTAAACGTAGACCCTCCATTTTTGTTTCCTCCAACATACATTCTTAGGTCTGAAAGAGATCCAAAAAAATCTGATGCTGGATTTCCAAATCTAGAAACAAAGTTTGGAATGTTTAGTCCTATATCAACTAACTCTCCTGGCTCTGCAACTAATGGAGAGTATATTGTTTCAGAAATTCCGTTATAGTTTATGACATAAGATATTTGATTATTTAATAACTGTATCAAAAAGTAACTATTCGTGTTTTCTTTTTCAATTCTAAATAATGTTTGAACAGATGCAGATGTTTCTGGCAATCTAAAGCAACCGTAAAATGCAGAAACTGGTGTCTTCATAAAATCAAAATTTTTAAAGAACAAATATCCAGACACAGAGTTCCAGGATGAGTTTGGTCTAAATGAAAAAAAGTCTCTTGTGTCTGAAGACTGAATAGACTTACAATTTGACAAAAGTTCTTCTTCTGTCTTTGACGACAAAATTATTTCTGGAAGTGGGTGAGACAACACAGAAAGAGATTTGTTTGAAAAAGATGTGTTATCGCTAAATCCTTGATTCCATGAACCAATTTTTGGATAAGAATAATTTGATGTATAGTCTGCAAACGAGTAGTCAACAAAAACAGATGTTCCGCTATAGGACGTATTAATATTTTCTGGTATATCAACACCCTGACCAAAAACAAATCTTCTTTTTGCAACTGCTGTTGCTACAATGTAAGGATAAATTCCAACGCAGTCAATTTCTATTGGATATATATCATCATACGCATAAAATCCTATCCAGTCTTGATCTTTTTTATTTGTATCTAACATTGTAGGCAAAGAAAGTTCTTCTGTTATATAGTTTAAAGATATAACCTCTTGACCATTTATGACAAGAGATGCAGTATCTTTTCCAACACGCATATGAACTAGCATTGGCCTTGTCCATTCGCCAACATAGTATGAACTATATTCGTTTCCTATTTTTAATCCAATAGATGGACCATCTACATAAATTCCATCCTGTGATCCAAGTGGACCAATAATTCTTTTTCTATCGTTGCTATAAGAATTTATTCTAAGCCATGTCTCAAAAGTATACTGCTTAAACTTTCCAGCCTCATTTAAAAATCCAACCCCAGGAATTATTAGGGATGGGCTACTACCATTTGGATATATAGTTGTAAGTCCAGATGTTCCATATACAATAGGAATTCCTGAATTCTTAGCCTTAAGCATATTGTCAGAAACTAAGTAATAACCATCCAACTCTTGCAATCCGTAACACTTTGAAACTACTGCCTCTGTTGAAGAAATTGCAATATTTTTGTCAGATATGTCTATTGGTTCTACTCCAAGTGAGGTTGAGGCAAACTCTTCTGACCACTGTCCAAGACTTATTCCGTTGACTAAGAATACATCTTCTGTTTCTGACCCACCAATAAAGTTTATTTTGAATACAAGTTTTAACTTTGAGTCATCTGGTGGTGTATCAAATGTTTCTGATATAAAAATCCAATTACTGTTTATAACTGTATCGTAGTTTTTTAAATGCCTAACTTCTTGACCACTTGTTGTGTCTGTATACTGATAACCAATTTCAAAACCAGCAACGTAGGCGCTTTCAGAATAGAAATATCCTCCTACGGAAAATGTTCTTAGATATTTGTTAAGATCTTTAAGGTTCATTATCTCATTACTTACTGCAATTATCGATGCTGTCTCGTCCTGTGTCGGAGTGGCTGTTATCTTTCCTACGTAACTATTGATAAAAGGTTCATCTGTTGACTGTGTATAGTTTTCATATGTACCGCCAGTAATTGTCCAATTTGACAGGTTTCTTTGAGACTCTGAAAGCAAGGAAATATAGTCTGCTTTATCATCCAACGCCCATAAGCCAGTCGGATGCTCAGCAAAGACTTTTTCAGCATATAGGTTTGATGGATTAGACATTATAGGTCTATTTTACCACAGAAGACTACTTGTTTATTTTAATTTCACAGTAGTCTGTAGTGCAGTATGATTCACCTTGAGCCTCAAGATTATCTACACCGTCGTAAATTGCACTGAAGTCAATGTGCTTCAACTTGCCAATATATGACTCATATTCTTCTTCAGTAATCTGAGTATATGGTTGCTGTGGATAAACAGTATTTCCCATTGGAAGGAATGAGACTGCCTTTAGTTGGCCCTCGTACATATGCAGTGCTGGAACAACATGCTTTGACTCTGTTTCCTTGTCAAATGAAAGAGTTACAGAAACACCATTGTCAGACCAGTACTTCTGAGCAGTTGCAGCAAGAGCAATCTTTTCAAATAGTGTTACATCCTTTTCAGATCTTGGATGACCTGACTTGATTGGGAAGTAAACTACTGATGTGTTTGCTGACACCACGTCATCTTCAATTGTGTACCCCGCTGCTTTGAACAAGTGCATCATTGGATCTGTGTTTCCAAATCGAACTGCACGAAGGAAAAAGTTTCCTCCAGGTCCCCAGTGAACTCCAGGAGTTGCACCAGAAAGAATTGAGACTGATCCTGATGGCTTAACTGTTGTTACACGAATTGATTCACGAACACAAAGCCATTCTGAATACTGGTGGTCATAGTGACGAATCTTGTTGTATCCTTCATC